TCGAAGATGGTCGGCAGGGGCGCGCAGCGGGCCCCACCCATCCCGTCCGGGCCGACCTCCTTGTACGCGAAGCACAACGCGCCGATGACTGGCCGCGTTTCGGGATCGGCGGCTTCGAGGAGCCGGTCGACGGTGTCCGGCTGGAAGCCCATGTCGGTGTCGATGAACCAGAGCCAATCGGCGTCACGCTCGTCCAGGAACCCTTTGACGGTGTCGTTGCGGCCTTCGACCATCCCGCCGGTGGCGGCTTTCATGCTGAGCCATCCGCCGCGGATGACCCGCTGCTGGTGTGCGAGGTCCCAGCCGATGAGGTCCATGAGGCTCTTGTGCCACGAGTAAGGCGTCTCGTTCGAGTGGAGGTAGGCGACGGTGACCGCGTCGTCAGGCACGCTTCGTCGTCCGCTTCTCGCCGGGGGCGGCGGTGGCCTGCTCGACTGGCGGCTCGGAACGGGCTGCCAGCTTGGCGGTCTTCAGCGACTTGCCTTCCAGTGTCTCGAACCAGCCCGGATGTGCCTGCACGACTGGATCGTCGGCGTCCCACAGTTCGCCTTCCTGAACCGTGATGACGGGCATTTCTCGGAAATAGCCCTTGGCGCGGACCAGGTCGCTCATGCTGATCTCCTCGTGACGCGACGTTCACCCGGCGCGCGGGTCGCCTGCTCCACCACGACCGCCTCAGGATCGTCTTCCAATGGTACGGAGGTGCGCAGCCCGAACCTGGGATCTATGGAGAACAGGCTCGGGTTATGGAGCACCAGCGGATCGTCGGCTGGCCAGTGCGACCCGATGTTGACGAACACCATCAGCTCATCCGGGCCGCCGACATGCGCAGAGGCAGTCGCGTAGACAACATCCATCAGGGTCTCCTCTCAGGGTGAGTGGGAGCCCCGGCCACCCTGGTACCGAGGCTCCCGTTCCCTCGGGGATCAGGCCGAGGGGTTGTAGGAATCAGGTCTGGTTGAGCAGTCGCAGTGCCGGCGCGGCCACAACATCCCCGCCGATCCGGGCGTACCCGAACCATCCCCTTTGTCCGGTTGGCATGTTGTTGGTCACGTCGAACAGCATCGGGATCAGTTCCACGCTCATGCCACCCCGCCGCGCGATCCGGTAGCCGGTGCGGAAGTCCCCGACGACCAGGACGTTCTGATGCGCGGTTGTCGCGGTGAACGCGGAGATGTAGGGGGTCTCGTACACAGCACGGCCGCGGATCCGCTCCACACCGTTCTCGGTCAGGTTGACGGTGTAGTTGGCGCCGAGTGCGGTGCCGAACTGGGCGATGAGCGAGTTGTTGTCGACCGGCATCATCCAGGACGCGGCACGCCGGAACTTCTGCGGGACCGCGTTCCACACCTTGTGGACGTCGGTGGCAGCGAAGGTGCCGGCGGCGCCGAGCAGCACCTCACTGGCGGCGGTCGCATCCAACGCAGTGACAACACCCTTCGGCTCACCGGTGCCGGATCCGCGGGTGAACTTGTCGATGAGTAGTTCGTTGTAGCCGGTGGACAGCAGGGTCGCCATCTCCGACGCGAAACTCGGGTAGTCCTCCCCGACCTCGATCGAGTAGGGGATGAACCCGCGGGCCATGAAGGCGGTGACGGTTGGCTGCGCCAGCGTCGGGGAGTCATCGGAGACGGCGGTGGCTTCCGCGTCAAACGACCAGGTCACTCCGGCGGAGGAAACACCCTTCCACGCGTTGGTGGTGATGTCGGAGACGGTGGCGACCTGGAGGAATGGATTGTCGCTTTCCTGTGCGGTCAGGATGATGCTGGGGTCGATGAACACTGGCACACCGAACCCGCCGGCAGTGGTGGTCCCTTCCGACATGGCCCGGTACTCGCTCCATGCCTGCATTGCGCGGCGCTCGTCCTCAGTCCACCGGGCGGCCCCATGCGGGTCGGTGACAACCTTGAGCCACGCCTCCCGGTAATCGTCATTCTCGGTGACAATGATCCGTCGGGCGATGTCGGGCATCTTGCGGACCTGCCGATTGATCTCGTCCTTCTGCGCGGCGCTCAGATAGGCCGAGGCGTTACGGTCGTCGAGGATCCGCAACGCCCGGTCGCGGGCCTCCGGGTTGGTGAGGCGACGCACGTCGCTGGCGGTGTCGTCCAGGCCGTGGCGGATGTTGGCGTACACCCGCTCGACCGCCTTGGGACGGCGGCGGAAGATCGCGGCGATCCGCTCGTGCTCCTCGACCATCCTGATGGCGGTCTCGCGGATCTCCAGGCCAAGATCGAACGCCTTCTGCTCGTCGGCATCCAGGGTGCGCAACTCGCCAGTCTCGCTCTGGTGCATGTCGCGCAGGTGCGCGTCCAGCACCTCGACCATGTTGCGGAGCTCCTCAGGGGTCTTGCCGCGGAGGTCGTCGAGGGTCTGGGGGAGCAGGTTGCTGGCCTGCTCGTCGATGTCAGGCATTGAGGTGTCTCCTCAGTTGCCACGCCCGGTCGCGGGTGTGGAGGGCTTCGTGGATGGCCGCCTCGTCGTTGCCTGACGGGTCGGCAGAGTCACCGCCAGGAGCCATCCGCTGGTCTCCCCGCCCGGTGAAATCTTCGAGGCCGAGGAACCGGTCGGTGAGCGACCGGATCCCGGCGGTGGTGTCCTGCTCGGCCGGGAACGTCACCGGGCCAAGCTCGAGCACCGACTGGTCAAGGATGGTCCGCTCCGGCAACCCCTCAGGGTTGTAGTCGGAACGGTCCGGCTTCTTGTTCCAGGACTCCTCACGGACCTGGAACCGATAGCTGGCCCCGTACAGGCCGGCACGCAGCCCTGGCAGCAGCTCCCGGACGTACTGGGTGTCCAGCAGCGGGACCTCGTAGTAGGCGCCCTTGCGTTGCGCCTCCAGCACGTCGAGCGGGCCGAGTGGCTTGTCGCCGGCCATCGGATCGCGGCCATGCTGGAACAGCACCCGCATCGCGTCACGTTCGCTGACGAAGGTGCGGTCCATCGACTTGGGATGGTTACGTTCCAGGAACCGGCCCTCGAAGAACGAGTTGATCTCGTTCCAGCGGTTGAACAGGGCGAAGTAGCCGAACAGCGTCGGCATGCCCTGTCCATCTTCGCGGAGCTCCAGCTCCATCGACCGGTACAGGCTGTCGGTCGGTGGGTCGGCCGAGGCGGACCCGGCGTTGATTGATGCCAAGTGGGCCTCCAGGTGACGCCGCGCCGCGGCCGCGTTGGTCAATCCCTGCGTCTGTGGCAAGCGAGACAGGCTGTTGCGGACCCCGGCGGCGTTCGGCGGGTCGCCGGCGGTCTTGTGATGGGGGAGCGCCCACGATGCTTGCAGCGACGGATCACCGGCCTTCCGCCCAGCGCAGATCGACCCGTAGCAGGATGCGGGCGTGTCGGAGTTCGCGCACCGCGACATGGCGGCTGGGCCGTCCCAGGCGGAGTTGTCGACCGCGCGCTCGCCGGTCTGGTGCTCACGCTGGTCACAGTTGGCGCAGGCGCCCATGATCACGCTCCTTGTGGGCCGGCCAGCGCCGGCACCTTCCCGTTGCCCTGCCCGTTCGGCGTGGCCCCCGGCTCCTGGAGCTGCACGCTCAGCATTCCCGAATGGTTGAGCAGGCTCATGTTCTGGCCCTGCACCGCAGCGATCACCGAGTCCGGGTCGAACCCGCCATCCACGAGCTGCCGGATCGTCTGCGCCTTCACGAACTCGATGTCGGCGGCGTCCTTGGCGTCCTCGCGGAGGATCGGCATGTCCGCCGGGTCGTACCAGAGTTCCGCGTCGCTCGGGACGTTCACCAGCGGCGCCAACGAAGCGGCTAGGTCCTGCAAGGTCGGGTAGATCCACCCGTCCGCGAAGTTCCGCCGGGCGACCCCGAGGTTCCCCGCGTTCAAGCTGGAACCGGCCAGACCCTCCGATACGCCCAGGATCGGGGCGGGCACCCGGGACAGCACCGCCAGTCGCGTCTCGCTGGCGCCCTGCACCGTCTTCAGGTCAAGCTCGGCAAGATTCGCACCCACCACTGTCGCGTCCGCGCCGCTTGTCAGGTACAAGGTCTTGTAGGCGTTGGCGAGGCCAGCGTGCTGGGACTCCATCAGCTCGACGATCTCGTCGAACTGCTCCTTGGTCACAGCCGGGATGCCTTTGACGACCAGGTTCGGGGTCGCGCCGTTGCGGAAGAACGCCAGCTTGTGTTCGGTGACCGACCGGTCCGCCTGGATCTCCCGCACCGCCGGGGTGACCCACGACATGCCGATCCCGGCACCCTCCGGGTCGGGGATCGGCGCCCAATGGGCCACGTCCTCCGGCAGCAACGTGACCGGCTCGCCCACCCCGAACCCGCCGTTGGCGTACACGTAGCCGACAACCTCGCCATCCAGCGCATGCGCCGGGTCATCAGGCTCCCGCTGTGACCCGTAGGCGATCGCGGTCCAGTCGGGGCGCAGCACCCGCAGCCGCTTCCCAAGCGGCGCCGCAGGCGTCGGCGGGATGGAACGGCGATGCACGTAGGAGTTGCCGGCCGGGCCCGCATGCCATTCCATCCGGGCGAGTAGCTCCCCGGTGGTCGCGTTCGTCCACGGCCGCTCGAGGATGCCGAGGTCGGTGGTGCCGAACGTTCGTCGCGGTGTCCGTGACGATGGCAGGTTCCGGAACGTGAACCGCGCCTGCGACAACGCGAGGCAGCGGACCAGCTGCGCCGCGAACGCTGGCGGGCAGCCCCGCAGCGCCGCCATGTACCCGGGCAGCGTCGCGGTGATCTCCTGGACCCGCTGTCCCGCTAGGGTCTGGTTCAGGCCAAACGCATACTGGTTGCCGTTGTAGCCGAACTGGCCCCACGGGATCAGGAAATCGCTGATCCAGGTGTCGATGCTTGACCGCTTCTCTGGCCGTCCACGCCTGCGCTGGTCGACACGCTCAAGCCACCCTGGCACGGCGCCGCTCCTCCGCTGGCTTACCGGCGTCCTGCCAACCCTCCATGACCGCCGCCACCGCCCAGCCGAGCAGCACCCCCAGCATCAGCGCCGTCTTCCGGACGACGAACCCGAGCAGGTAGAACACGCCGACGACCAGCACCATTAGCACCCGGCCAAGGTCGACCGGCTTCGCCTGCTGTTCGATCCGTTCGATGGGGACGCGCTCGAGCAGCCTGACCGCCATGAGAGGTTCCCTTCGTCGTTAGCGCCAGGAGGCGAAGAACGGCTGCTCGTCGGACTCGAACTCGCCGGCGACCAGCGCGTCGTTGCGGGCCGCATCCGCCAGCACCCCAGCCACCGCACCATCAATCTTCCGGGGCGAATGGGGCCGGTCCTTCTGGAGCACGAACGGCTTGCGTTCCCCATCGTCGACCCGCAACCGCACATACAGCTTGTGCGCGTTAGCGACATGCCGGGCCAGCCGATTATCACCGTCGTGGGTCAGCTCACCCTTGTCGATGCCGACATCCGCAGCCATGACCGCCGGGGCGAACCGGCCCGCCGAGTTCGTC